CTCTATGCCCCCGCCCCCACCCACCACACGATACTGGTGTGTGACGTCCGGGCGAGGCGATGCATGCCCCCCCCGGGTAGCGCCAGCAGCCGGGGCTGACGCTACCCGGGTATCGCCGTCATACACATCCCACCTAGTAGGCGTATACGGGGCTTTGTTCTCCCACGACACGATAATATCGCCGTTAATGTCCTTGACCGCCGCGACATTAACGGGAGCCGGTGGAGTCGTATAAACAGCCCCTGACGCCACATAGGCCGACCCACCCGAAGAGTTGACCGCCTTCACACGGTAAATATATTTATGGCCAGCACCGACAAAATTCGTAAACCTGGTAGAGGCGCTAGGCACCGAGGCCGACAGGGCCCAGGCCCCAGCGTCATCCGTGCGCCGCTCCACAATATAGGAGACCACAGGGCGCGCCATAGACACGGCGGGGGCCACCCACGCCACCGTCACCTGCTCATCATTCACGCGTGTAGCCGACACGCTAGAAGGGGCTCCCGGGGCCTGGGCAGGCCGGGCAGGCAGCGTCAAATAATTCTCGACCGACGGGGCGCCACCGTTCCAGATCGGGCCAAGCTTGGCACCAATACCAACCCTAGTAGTAGCGCCATATTTGAGCGGCACATTGAAAGTCCATTTAGCCAGCTGCTTATAGACAGTGGCGCCGTAGCCTGAGGAGAAACTGAACGCCTCTGAGCCCTCACCAGAGTAACCCCACCACGACCAACGGGAGCTGAAATTGTGTCCATACCCGTCAGAACTGGCCGTAACCGTAGCCGTCACAGCCACAGAGCCACTAGCCGGATTACCCGACCACTCCAGGTTAATCCCGATGAACATGTAGCCAGACGAAGCCGACCAGACTGTAGCCATACTGTCCTCCCTTAGATGCTAGTGCCTAGCATATCGCGTACCCGCCCCCGGGAGGCAGGCACCAGAGCACCATCCACCGTGTCACGAGCGACCACACGCATACGCGCCATTAGCTGGCCATCCTCATCCACCACAACCAGAGTCTCCGGCGACGCCGCCTGCGCCCCATGGGCACGCAGCGCATCCCACTGGGCTGAGGTGAAAACAGGCTCCGGCTGGCCAGTTTTGTTCAAGACAGTGGTCATGCCAGGCTGCAAGAAGCCGCCATTATCAAATTTGTACACACCGGCGGTAGGCGAACCCCAAATACCCGTTTCACGCACAAACGCACCGGGCTTGGGCGCCTCCACCATGCGGCCACCACCAGACGCAATAGCCACGTGCCAAGCCGGAGAACCCCAAAACAGAAGGTTACCGGGGACATTAGCGTTACCAGCGCTCGCACCAGACTGATAGCCAGCCGCAGTCAAACGCGGAATTTTAGAGCCCATCTGATGGGCAGCCCAATACACCAGACCCGAACAGTCAAGCCCAGGCGGGATCGAAGAGCCACCCCACACATAAGGCACACCAATAGCCTTACGCGCAGCATTCACAATGCCAGTGGCGCCCATGGTTTTGGTTTTACCCGACAACCAATCCGCAAAGCCGTCAACCCATTTAATGGGTAGGGCTTTCATGGAGTCGTGGATAATACCCGACCCAGGCAGGCTAGACAGCAACGCGTTGACCGGGGCCTTAATCATTTTCGCCACCGCACCAACCGGATCCGCAATCAACTTACCCACCGTGTCAGCAGCGCCCTTAACCCAGTCCCAGCCCCGCTTAGCAGCACCCCAGATACCACCATCAGCATAGGCAGCAAACCTCACCCCAGTATCCCCACCAGGGATATAGGTGGCATGAGAGCGAGCCGCCGCGTTCATGCGCGCCACGGCCTCAGGGCCACCCACCGCACGCACCCACTCGGGCCGCATAATCGCCTCACCACCAGACAGCGCCAACGCGCCGCCACCATCCGGGCTGAAGAAATGGAAAATGTCGCGGCCGGGAGTGTAGCCAGGCAGCACACCACCAGACGCATAACCAGCAATGCCAGACACCGCAGGCAGACGCAGGGACAAACCAAGCTTTTCAGCCATACTGTCCGCAGTCTTTTTAATACCCTGCGTATAAACAGTATTAATAACAAAATTAACCGGCTTAGCGACAACGCCTTTAACACCATTCCAAATAGTCTCAAGACCAGATTTCATAGTGGTAAAAGCGCTCTTAACCCCATTAGCAACAGAAGTCATAGACGACTGGACCGTGGAAGTCATCCACGAAACAACGGAACTAATCGTGGATTTAATGCCATTCCAGACAGAGGAGATAGCCGACCCGAACACACGTGCGCTCGCGGTTATGGTATTCCAGGTAGCGGTCAGGACCGGCTGCGCATAGGTCTGGAACCAACCCACCACAGTAGAGGCAGCAGCCTTAATACCATCCCATACGGCCCTAATGCCAGACAATAAAAGATCTGCACCGGCTTTAATGCCATTCCATACGGCGCCTAGGACCGGCTGCACATAAGACTGGAACCAAGACACCACAGTAGCCGCAGCAGTCTTAATCCCGTCCCAGGCAGCCTTAATTCCGGACCACAGAAGATCCGCACCAGCCTTAATACCATTCCAGGCGGCAGCCAGCGCAGGCACAATATAGGAGGTAACCCAGTCAGACACCACCTGAATAGCAGCCTTAATACCATCCCAGGCCTGCTGGATATATCCCCACAGGACCTGGGCGCCGGCCTTGATACCGTCCCAGGCCTGCTGAATATATGGCCACACATAGGTAAGAATAAAATCAGCAATACCCTGAAGGACGGCTTTAAAGGACTCAATATAAACCGCGATTGCGGTGACTACCACCCAAACCGCAATTTTAATACCCTCCCAGACAGCCTCAAATACCGGCAACAAATATGTCTGGAACCAATCAACCACCACGCCAATAACCGACTGAATACCCGACCAGGCAGCTTCAATAATCCCCCGGAAGGTTTCGGACTTGTTATAAGCCAGCACCAGGGCGGCAACCAGGGCGGCAATAGCAACCACAATAAGGCTAATGGGGTTGGCGTTGAGGGCGGCATTTAAGAGCCATTGGGCGGCAGTATATGCACCCGTAGCCACACGGCTAGCCACCAGCACCGATTTTTGGGCCACCCACGCGGCCGTAGTACGCACGATCTGCGCCGTCTGCTGTACAAGAGATCGCAAAAAGTCCCCCGCAAGCATCGCCTTAAGCGCGATCGTTTCGGCTAGGTCCTGGGCTTTGGCGATTTTAGACGCCACAAAGGCCCGCGTGTTAGCAATAACCTGGGCGGTAAAAGCAACAAGCGAGATACCGGCTGTCACGGTTTTCCAGGCGATAAGCCCACCAACCACAGCCTCAAGAACAACCTTATTCTGGACTAGACTACCGAAAAACCCGCCTAGGGTAGACCAGAAAGACGAATTAACGACACTAGACAGGAAGTCTTTAACACCCGGGATAACGTCGCTTTGTAGGTATTTCCAGGTATCGATAATCTTGTCACGGGTATCAAGAATAAAATCTACAAGCCCCGAATCTTCCTCAACACCAAAGAAATTACCATCAAAATCACCATTAACAGCCAGATTAAAGAAAGACTCAACACCAGGAATAAGAGTACCAGTAACCCAGTTATATAGACTCTCACCGGTATTACGAATATTAGTGAGAGCCGTAATAACTGCAGAATCAGACGCCAGGCCAAACAGGTTACCGTCATAGCCCTTACCCGAAATCAAATTCCAGAGACTCCCCAAAGCGGGCATAAGGTCGGTATTAATATAGCCAAACGCTTTTGATGCGCCGTCAGCGGCAACACCCATAAAATCGGTGATCGCGGGTTTTAGCTTGTCGACAATGTCCATGCCACCTGTGACCAAGGCAGCCTGCAAATTACCCCAGGCACCCTCAATAGTGCTAGTAGAGGTAGCGGCCTGACGCGCAACATCAGTAAAGCCAAGATCGAGAATGGCTTTATTGAATTCATCCGCCGTGATCTCGCCCTTAGCCATGGCGTCTCTAAAATTGCCGGTGTAGGCGCTATTCTTTAGCAGCGCTTCCTGGATTTTACCCGAGGCACCCGGAATAGCATCCGCTAATTGGTTCCAATTTTCGGTTGTGAGTTTACCCTGGCCAGCCGTCTGGGTAAGCACCATACCCACCGATTTAAACGTCTCAGCATTACCGCCAGCAACTGCATTCAGATTACCGGCAGCTTCTGCCAGCTGGTCATAGCCTTTAACACCATTAGCCGCCAACTGGGCAGTGATATTTTGAATATCACTTAATTCATAAACGGTATCGTCGGCGTACTTTTTAGTGCTTTTAGTTAGCGCATCAATCTGACCTTTTGCGACACCCGCAAAAGACAAAGTATTACGGAACTTATCGGTGGCGTCTGAGGCTGCCAGGGCCTCACGGGCCACACCCGCAAACCCCAAAGCCGCACCAACCGCACCCATAGCCCCCAAAGCCAGGGCACCGGCCTTAGCGGCACGCTGAAACGCGCCACCAAGGCCGGTAGTGATCTTTTTCTCCGCAGGGCGAGTATCAGTGTCCCCCAGCTCCCTGCGGATAGCCTCATTGAGGCCCTTCATACTGGGTGAAATCTGGATCCACGCGGTTCCCAGGTTAAAGCCGTTTTCTGCCATATTCACCCTCCGTTATTTGTGAGCCTCAATCCACCTGCGAGCGCGTTCTTCACGGGCCTGGAGTTTCGCCTCAGCCTCCTCAAACCAACCTGGGGGAGGTGGTTTGACAGGCTTGGGGACGCTGCTCTTTTTGCCGCCCATTACACCGATTATAATCTGCTCCAACCGGTGTGTAGCTGCAAAGATTGCGCTGATGTCGTCGCTCCATGCCGCGTCCCCACCTAGACGGCGGCGCAGCCCCGACCCGGGCGGTAGGCCCTCGATCAGGACCGCCACGCGCCGTAGAGAGAGGCCCCCAGTGAAAACCTGGGTGAGGTCGAGGTGGTATGTGGCCTGAAAATCGGCCTCCAGCAATTCCCAGTATTTATCTAGGTAGGCTGGGAGGCCGATTATTTTCCCTGCCCCAGGGCGGTAAAAACTTCCTGAACAAATTTCAGTACATTGGAGTAGCGTAATTTGCCGGAAGGCTCACGCAGAGAATCCAGGGCCACCTCACGCTCATCCTCATCAGGGAACATGCAATCCAAAATCAGGGTACAGTCACCCTTATCCATAGCCGCGAGCGCGTCATAGTCATCCAGGTCTACCGGATCCACAGACAGCTGGACCCCCATCACCTCGATGTCACGAGGACCCTCGCCACGGTCCTCACGAGACTGAGCCTCACGGCGAGCCAGCTCAGCAGACGACGGCACCCCAGCGCTACGGTTGTTACGGTTACGGTTACGGTTACGGTTACGGTTGTTAGCCATTGATCTGTCCTCCAAAAAGCGCCGCTCTCCAAAAGGTTGGTACCGGCTGTCTGTCGGGAGAACAGCGGAAGCGACAGACAGCCGGAGCTAGAGTAAAGGGTCAGGCTACAGCCAGGCCCGCCTCATCAGTCAGCAGGACGTAACCGTCGAGCACTTCAAAGTTGCACTCGTACACGGTCAGCTCACCCACTTTGAACTGTATGTCTGAGCGTTCACCCAACTCGAGACGCTTAAACACGTATCGCCTCTGCTTACCGGTAGACACGTCAAACAAGTCAGCGATACCACACATGGACTCCACCTTGCGAGAGGTAGATACCTCCATGCGGGTAATAGAGCCAGAGCCCGCCGTAACCTTCTCCGTCTTAGTCACACCCAAGTAAGACTTCACCTGGGCTAACTTGGACTCAATCAGATTGGCGGTAAAAGTCGTGGAGGAGTCCGACATGTAAGTGCGGACCACGCCGTGACCCTGGTGACCACGAATCTTGTCTACACTGTCAGACATGCCCAGAGTCAGGCCATCCTCATCCAGCCAGCCCACATCCTGCAGAGCCGCAGGGATCGGGGAGTCCAGGGCAGTGACGCTAGACAAGTCCGTGCCAATCGGGCCGAGATAGAGGGTATCCCGCTCTGATCCCGCCATAAATGCGTTGTTAGCATCAACCTTAGCCATTTTCTTCAGCTCCTAGTTTGATTGTGACTTGGTATGTGGCTGTGTAGCGGCGCATGTCGCTATCAGGGTCAGGCAGCTCAGCCGGGGCCGGTGACTGCACCACGCCCACAGGCCCCGGCGCACTAGGCAGAGCATGCAACGCATCCCCCACACGGCGGGCCAGCTCACCCGCCCACCAGCTAGTGGCCGCGTAGCAGTCCACAGTGATCTGGGAGGTGTAGAGGATGCGATTGTGCACGCCTACCCCGCCGGTAGCCAGCACAAGCACATAGGGGCGGGGGTCCTGACTAGTGACCGGCCTGACGCCACCCACGGTGGTGCCCTCCAGCTCACCAGTCAGGCCACGCAGCACACCCTCACCCGACAGATAATCAATGACAAACTTCTGTACATCCGGAAGCGGGTGCCTCATACGTGACCACCCCCTACCGCGCGTTCAAGTACGTGATCACGCGCCTGCCTACGACGAGCTTTGTAGTTGTCGGGGAAAACATAGGCGCGAACACGGTCTTTACCGTACCTGGTGGTGCTAGAGAAGCCATCACCGGCGCGTGCTGCCACGTCAGCAGCACGAGCCGCCAGCATGTCATGCACCGCGCGGCTCTTTAAAAGCTCAGCCGCCCCCGCACGACGGGGCTTGAATCTAACGTTCAAGGGGAGCCTCCCTCCTAATCTTCAAATATACTCCCAGCGGGTATTTAACCGGCTCACCCACAGGGATCCAAATATCATCACGCACCCGCAGATGATCACCTGGCAGAATATTCATCACTACCTGCTGAGCATCATCCCAATACAGGGTGGCCTCCTCATGAAGTGCATAATCCTCACCGGCACCATCCCCCGGCTGCGACTGACCCACGGCCACTAGAGCCGGTGGAAGCGTCAACTCAATAGGCCGCCTAGACCGGAAAGTAACACCCAACGGGTCGGTCTTAGGGAAAGCTCCCTGCAGGAGAGTGACGGGCTCCTGCCAGCCAGGCATACGAGTCACGCCACACCCCCAAACAGGGTGTCGGCACACCCAAAAAACGCCCCGCTAGCGCCGTTAATATCATCCCGATCCTGACGGGTAAGAAACACCTCGCCAGACGGCGACGACCACTGGACCGACTGCGAGAACGGCCCGGTAGTCTGAGAGAACTGACTCGCGTCACTAGCAATACCAGCGGGCCGCTGACGTAGTGCCCGGATCACGATACGACACACCACAGTGGTGAGGACCAGCCGTGGGGCCGACTCCCAGCCAGGGCACCGGTACCGGATGAGGGAGCTAGCGTCAAATATGAGCGTCTGAGCCCGATGGGTAGCGCCGTCACCGGTGAGCAGGTCCGCGTCCCCGGGGGACAGGCGGGCACGCAGATCATCGACGGTAGCGAAAATCTCAGACTCAGACACCACTAGCTCCTAGGATTTCTTCTGCCCGGTACGGGGCTTAGCCTCATCCAGGGTGGGGTCATCCAGGATCACAATATCCGCGCCAAAGCCGAGGCCACTCGAGACATACTCACGGACCTCTTTCTCAAGGGCAAGGTGATTCACCTTAGCCTCGCCCCCCTTGAAGGCCACGCGGCCTGAGGGGAGATGCAACAGCAACTCAGGATAGGCAGGCGAACTAATACGCATAGAAACCCGCCTCAGGTGAGCTTCAACAGGCCGTGGTGAGCCTCGCAACCATACATCAGGCCGATCTCACCGTACAGCTGGATACGGTCATAGGCGCCGTTCTTGGCGAGCGGCTCCATAAAGAAGTGACCTTTACCGGGGATTTCAAGGAAGAACGGCGCGCACTCTTCCAGGGACACCACCATGAGCATGTTGTCAGGGACAGAGCGATCCAGCATGATGTTGCAGGAACCAAAATCAGTTTCCAGGGTCTGCAAGTTCACGCCACCCACGTTACGAGTAGCTTCCTTGTAGCCCTGGTCCTTGATGAAGAGCTTAGTTAGGGCACGCTTGAGCTTGCCGCCAACCAGGATGGTGCGGGTTTCAGACTCCTGGATCCCGCCGCGTTCCCAGACTTTCTGCATGGTGTCTAGCACCAGATCCGCAGTCAGGGCACCAGTACCCGCCACCACGTTAGTAGTGATAGCAGTGGACAGGCCCCGGGTCTTGCGCGGCTGAGTGTTGTTGGCCGGGTCCTGATAGGCACCAGTCAGGAAAGCCTTGTTCACATCCCTAGCGACCTGCTTTAACGCCTGGTCAATCTGCCATTGCAGCTCAGTCTCAGGCAGGGTAGTGCCGCCGATAGTCACCATCTTTGCGCCGTCGGTAGTGTGGGCGTTCACCGCTGCCTGACGGGTGTAGGACAGCTCGATGGTTTCCTGGTGGATTTCAGGCACGTTGCGAACAACAGAACGCACGCGGGCTTCACCCGTGGGTGCGTCCTGACCTTCCTTGCGCTGGCGAGTGTCGTCAGCGTCGCGCAGGTCGTAGGTCTGCCACTCATACAGTGGAGCACCAGCAGAGATACCACCAGTCAGACCACCGATAGCGGTCAGAAAAGGCGTATCCTCAGCAGAGGCGCTAAACAACTCTCCCACATAGTTGGGGAGGTTATAGGTAGTTCCCTGACCAGTGATTCCGGCCATTGTTTTCTCCTTGCTCTAGATTACCTGTTACAGGCTAGCCAACTTGGCCAGCTTGAGCCGGGAGATGGCCTCCCGATCACCGTTCGCTTCAGCCGCCGCCAGCATCTCATCCACGCTCAGTACTTTACCCCCGGGGTTACCAGTTCCCACAGTGGGGAGAGTAGGCGTAGGGGCTGCGGTGGGCTTGGAGAGAGCCGCGAGCGCCTCGTTTAGGGACTCTAAATCTGCATCTTCACGGATAAACGCCCCCAGCGCCTCCGGGATGCCCGCCTTCTTTAGGCGCTGGACCTGACGCGCTTCACGCTCATGTGCCTCTAGTCGATCCATGGCGGACTGTAGCTGGGTCTGTAGCTCAGCTACCTGGGCCTGTAGTGCATCCACCTCAGAAGGCTTAGGAGCCTCAGCCTTGGGGGCTTCAGCGGGCTTAGCCTCAGCCTCAGCCTCAGCGGGCTTAGCCTCAGCCTCAGCGGCTTCAGCGGGCTTAGCCTCAGCCTCAGCGGCTTCAGCGGGCTTAGCCTCAGCCTCAGCGGCTTCAGCTTTAGTCTTGGTGCTCATTTGTGTTCTCCTTCTCCAGGGACACCGCCAGCCGCTCTAGCCTCTGTGACCGTAGTGGGCGAGAGGATCGCTCGACCCCCAGGCCATCAGTAAAAAGATCGGGACGGGTATTCCTCATATATGAGGCAATTATAGCAGCATCCGGGTTTTTTACACCCGCCTTTACCGCCTCACGACGCGCCGCCAAATATGCGCTATACATGTCATCAGGCCTATACCCCGGCAAACCCTTATGATCCCAATCCGGCACAATCCTGCAGTTACACAGGTCATGGAACTCATGCCCCGCGCCCCCGGCCAAATCCTTCGAGTGGTACACCCAGCCGCGCGAAGCCAGCATAGTGCAAAACGCACAGGTCTTACCTACCGGGACGCGCGCAAAACGCGGCGCGCTAGGATCCAAATCCGCAGCCCGCAGCACAGACCGACGCGCACCCAGCTGAATCTCACGGCTAATCGCACCCGCCACAGTACGGATAGCCCTAGCCGGATCACCCCGTCCCATACCAGCCACATAGCGGCTCAGACGCTCCACACGCTCCACAGACCCCGCAGGCACAATTGCCTCAGGCGTATAGGCGATACGGTAGGCAGGCCGCAAAGCCTGATACCAATCCAGGGCGCCCTGCGTCATGGCCCCGCCATACGTGTCCACCAGCTGAGCCAAAAACCTGGTCATCTCCTCACGCGCCAGAGGCACGTCGGAAAAATTCAGGCCCTGAAACAACACCGCCAACTGATCCTCAGCACCCGTCAGGACAGCCCGCACCATGTCATCATAGGCCTCCACCTCAGCCAACGACGTCATACGGTACCGGCCTCACCGCGAGCGCCACGCAGGATAGCATCCAAATTATCCCGGCCCCGGCTCTGCTCCACCTGGGCACGAATACGCGCAATCTGCTGACGCGTATACCCAAGCTCCTCCAGGGCCACATCAGTACGCCCTAGCTCCGGGATAGCCTGAATCTGCTTAATCATCGCATCCGATTGCGAGACGATAGACGGGCGGGCGGGGTTGCGCCAGTGCGTCGAAATACGCGCAGCATCATCAGGCAGCCAGCCATCGCGCAGCATGAGGATATTGCGGTACACGCGGTTCAGCGCGTAGCTGTTCGCGTCGTTGAAGTCGCTCGCCTCAGTCACAAGCTCCTCACGCGCCGCATAAATAGCATCAGCGGAGGAAGGATTATCCTGCACAATCCCCAACGAGCTAACCGGGAGAGAAAGCGCACCCGCCAGCTCCTGCGCCAACTCACGCAGCTGATCCACATACGGCTGCATGGATTGCTGGGGAATTGTATCCACCTCAGGGATGTCCCCATCCTCATCCCGAGACAAGCCCTTCACAGACCCCAGCTGCCAACTCCAGCTGCGCTTAATCTTGTCAAACGTGGCTTCGTCCACGCCACGCAGCAGCAAGCCAGGCGCGGTAAACAGCTCAGACGACAGGTCCATACGCATGGACGCGCGCACCGCGCGATCAACAATTGACAGCACGCCATCAGTCAGCCGCGAGCGCCCCAGCGGACGGTCAAGGTTACCCCGATACACCAACGCCTCCATGGGTGTACGGCCCAGGTGGTGCTCGACATGACCCGTCACAAACCAACCCTGAGAGCCAAGCGGAGCCATACTCACCATGACCTGCGGAGTCAGCAAAATAAGCTCAGTAGGCCGGCCAAGATAATCCGCATCATTAATCAGGAGCCCGGCGCTAATGCCACGGCGGCGGCGATCCCACAGGGCAGCCGCCGTCATGGCTGAATAAGGCAGCACCAGCACAGACGGGTCACCAGCCGACACGTCACCCGGCAGAGTAGCCAAGAAAGCCACCCCATGGGTAGCCGCGCTAGCGATAGCCTGGCCGATCTCCGTCGCAAAGCGATTTTCTTCCAAAATCGAGGAAAGCCCGTAAGGATCCTCGGACCCGTCAGGCGCAACCACGCCATCCCAGTGACACCGGGACGTCAACGAAAACACCGCTTTTTCTGGCCACGTAGACACAATATGTAAGTCACGGGCGATTTCACGCGGAAGCGCAATATTTAACGACTCTACAAAAACCTTGCAGTCCAAATAAGACTGCCGCCTGGCGTTACCCGGGTACCTGGCCTGCCAGGTGCTGACCAGGGTGTTAAGCGTCGCCTGTAGATCGTCAGGCAGGCCCGCCACACTAGGCGCGGTAAACAATTGCGGACCCATACCCGCAATCAGCCGCAAATCTGCATTAGCGCTCATACTAGAGCCTCCTGCCTCCGATTAGGACGACGACGTGTAGTCCGCGCCATCCACAACGCGACACTCACCGCTTCCAGAGGCACCTCGTCACCCTCCCCAGCCGTCGAGTGCCAGCCCCAGGCACCGTCCGCCGTACGAATCTTCTTATCCGACACCCCCACAGACGCATCCAGGGGGTCACTACTAGCATTATACCCACCAGGGTGCGAAACCGTACGGCCCCGCACGGCGTTCAGGAAGCCACTACAGGCCGTAAAATACTCCTGGTTATCCAGGATGCGCAGGTAGTTGCGCGGCGGCTTCATGGCGCGCAAATCCTGCTGCAAAGCCAGTGCACCCGACCTGCCAGACACACCCACCGCCGAATAGCGAGACCGACGCTCATACAGCCAATCAGCCAACGCCGCGCTACTCATAGACGAAAAATCGCCGCTATCCAGGCCAATCAGCTCTACGTGCGACAGGCCAGACTTTCGGTCATGCAACGCGCCGGCCACCGCAACGCGCCGCCCGTCCTTCGAAAAAGCCACGCCCAGCGCACGCACACTCTTGTCACCGGTCAGCTCAGGAGGCAGATCCGTTACCCCAGTCGCCTCCCAATCATCCAGACTAATCAGGCGGCGGGTAGCATCATCCGAAGCCCACCAGCCCAAGCGCTCGCGGGCAAAACCATCATCAGAATACCGCTTGCGCTCTGCCTCGATAACCTCCAACCGCAAGCGGCCAGACATAACCGCCGGGTTAGTACGCACCCACAGGTCGGGGTCATCCAAATCAACATCAGCCAGCGAGCGTGGCTGACCCGGCGGGGACCACTCATCCCAGCAGGTACGCATAGAATCACCCGACAGCGCGTCGCGACGCGTACGGGAAAAAACCTCACCCTCAACAGACGGACCAGGCGGTGTACCAGTATAAATCCACTGAGGGTCACCCAGCGGCGCTGCCGACGTGGTAGGCAAAAGCGCCTCCAGGGCCTCATCAGTCAGCTGCTGAGCCTCGTCCATTACTAAGATATCAACAGTGAAGCCACGGGTACTATTCTTTGACCTAGCCGCAATCTCGATAGAGCCGCCGTTCTTGAGGTAAATAGCCTCCTGACCGTTCACATTACGGACAGTCTTCACCAGCGCGTTAAGCTCGGGAAACTTCGCGCCCGGGTCATTGGCTTTCTGGCCAAAAAAATATTTTAAGCGACGAAAATGTTTCTGAGCCGTCTTAACCTCGTGGGCAGTGTGCAGGATCTGCTCACCACGCCCAATAGCTCCAAACAATTCACGGATCTCCAGCGCTGCGTTTTTACCGTTCTGACGCGGCACCGCCAGGCCGCACGTCATGTGCGCCCAATTGTCCCCCGCCGTCGCCAACCAGTTATCGAGTACCCACGCCTGCCAGGGGTCAGGGGTCAGCCCATAATCGGCCGCCAGAGACGCAGCAAGGTCCCCCAGCGAATCAATCGCAGGGGACGCTACGCTCACCACGGGGCGCTGGGAGGCTTCCCGCGCCTCCCCGGCAG